CCGTGGGGTCCGGGCGCCGTGCAGTCGTGGAGGTGAAGGTCGGCGTTTCTGGTCCACCGCAACAAGCCATTGTCGGCCGACGAGGTCGAGCTACTGCTGATTTTCCGGCGGCTGGCGCCGCACCGGCGGGCGGTGACGCTGGTCAGCGCCGAGAAGCTGCTGGGAGCCGATGGTGATGCCTCGCCGCTCTCGAGTGCGTAGTTGCGCACGGGCGTTGATCTTGATCTCAAGTCTTGCATCTAGCGTCGTGGCAGCACGTCCTAGCCCGGATGCATGGTCCATTGAGGAAAGTGAAGACGGCTGCATGGCGGTCACATCAATTTACCGCGACACCAACGTTACCCGCCTATCACTCGGAAAAAGCCTGGACGGCCAATTCAAAATGATAATTCATAACGACGCCTGGAGTGCCGAGGAGAATAAGTTATACGAGCTCTATTTGCTGGTGGACGACAAGTTGTTTTCGGGCCGAGGATTGGGCCTCAGCGGCGGCACGCTTCTCCTCAATCTCAAACCTGAGGTCATGCAAGCGATCATCAAGGGAGCTCGGCTGGCTCCGGCCCTGAAGATTGACGACGACAATGAGAGGGTGCTCGAGGCCATGAAGCTGACCGGCAGCGCCGGGGCGATGGCGCGAGTGGCGACGTGCGTCGCGGCGGCCGCCGAGGCCAATCGGCGGGCCGAGCGATTCCCGTCGGACCCATTCAAGCGCTGACTGAGGACTGAAGAGGGCAAGTCCTACAATCTTCTGAACTCAGTCTTGCTATGTTCCCATTCATCGCTGATGCGTTACAGTCGCGCCATGGGCGAAGCTCTTCCCATCGATCCGACGGGGAACCGTCGCCTCAAGCCGACGATGCGCAGCCGCAAGCTGCAGGCGCTCGACTTCATCAAGCGATACTTCGCCGAATGGGGGCATTCGCCAAGCCTGGACGAGATCGGCGCCGCGCTCGAGGTCAGCAAGCAGCGCGCCTCCGAGCTGGTCCAGCAACTCTGCGACGAAGACCAGATCCAGCGCGTCGTCGGCAAGAGGCGGGGCATCGTGCTCATCGATCGCGGCGAGCAGCTGAGCGAGGCGGACGTGCTGCTGAGGATCAAGCAGCTGGGCTGGAGCGTGAACGCAAGCGAGGGGACGGTGGGACGGACCTTGACGCAAACCGGACTGCCCGACGTGCCGGAGCTCGATTACAAGGGCTGAGACGGCGCTTCCGGGGGGAAGCGCCAGGGTTTCCTGGGCGGGGTTACATGACAGACATGATCGAGGCGCGCCTTGTTCGGGTGCGGGAGAGCGCGGAGAGGCGGCGAATGGCCAATCGACCCGCGCTTCGGCCGGCGCCAACCGGCAAGCGCCGCAAGAACGATCGGCGGCCGGAGCTGCAGCGGGCGATCGAACAGCACCAGGAGGCCAACAGGATCCTGTGGGCCCGCCGCCACCCCGAGGCCGCGGCGGCCGAGCGGTCGCTCCGGAAGGGGCGCGCCGAACTGCTCGACCTGTGGAGCCATAAGAATGCCGGCACGCCGGAAACCCACGACCATGCTTCCCGCTGCAACCAGGGCGCTCTGGCCCGGCTCTACGAGAACGGGACGATCAGCGGCGAGCAGCTCGCCGCCGGGGTCGAGATCGCCCAGGTCGCCGAGAAGATCGGCGCCGATGTCTCCGTCCGCACCGCCAGCCTGGAAACCCGAGTCGACGTGACCAGAATGGGCGACGGCACCTTCTACGAGCGCCTCGGCCAAGTTCGGCGGGAGGTCGCCTATACGCGCTGGCGGGGCCAGGTAGAGGGGCCGATCGGCGCCGTCCTGGACATGATCGTGGGCGAGCCGGTCGGCTTCACCGTCGTGGCCAAACGATACCGGATCCACAACCGGAAGGCTAAGCGGCTCCTCCTCGAGGCATTGGACTTGTGGTCGCGGATCCTAGGCCAGGTGGCGAAGGACATCGATGCAGCCACCCTGGCCGCCGCCCAAGCGGCGATCCTCTAGGGGCGGCAAAGGTCCGGTTTTCGTCAACTTGACGAAAAGCCGACTGCAAAACGGCCACGGAACCGGTCAAAACGACCCCGCCACAACTGCGCCCGACGCAGAGATGGAAACCTCGAAAGGCCCGCCACCCCCCCGGCGGGCCTTTCGCGTTTGAGGGGAGCGCAGCGATGTCCACACACTCCGCGCCCCCGGGCGGCCGCCGTAGGCCCGCCGCCCCCGCCGCCGCCCCTGCCGAGATCCGGTCCGGCCAGGGGCGGCGGCCCACCATCTACGAGGGCCTGCGTGCCCTCGGCAGCCGCTTCGACCAGCTGCAATGGATGGCCAGCCAGGATTCCCGCTCGCAGCGCGACCACGACAACATCGTCGACGAGGCCGAAGCCATCGCGGGCGACCTGCGCGCGCTGGTCCGCGGCCGCTCCGGGCCCGAGGCCGTCAACCCGCCCCTCTGGGACAATGGCCGCGGCAGGGCCGCCTGGTGATGGACAAGCCGCTGGACATCGTGATGGGCGAGCCGCTCGACATCGACGCACTGCGCCGTTCGGCCTCCCGCACCGATTCGCCGAACGCCGTCGTCTGCAGAAAATGGCTCGCCCGCGTGGCGCTGGAGATCGCTGAAGGCCGAGCCGCCAAAGCCCAGCTCGCGATGCACGCAGGAATGACCCACGTCATCGATTCGCTGCAGTCAGGAGCGCAAAGGTGACGGTGCGCGTGCCCCGTACCGTCGGTCAGGCGACGGCGATGCTCGAGCGCTACGCCGCGATCACCGGCGAGCTGGCACGCGCTGAGGAACGCCGCAGCCGGCTCATTGTTCGTGCCAACGCCGCGGCCGACGTGATCACCGCCCCCCTCGTCACCGAGGCCGGGGCGATCTTGCTGAAGCTCGAGGGCTGGTGGAAGACGGCAGGCCCGGACCTCGCCGGCAAGCGCAAGTCGATCGAGCTCGGCGGGTGCATGATCGGCAGCAGGGCCTCGAAGCCCAAGCTGGTCCATGGATTCGAGAGCGACGACAAGGCGGTCGAGGCGCTGCGGGGCACCCGCCACGGGAAGCAGACCACCCGGCTCAAGTATTCGCTCGATCGACCAGCCACGCTGAAGCTGCTGCAGCTGAAGGGCGGGACGGCCGAGGCGATCGCCGAGCTCGGCTTCTCGATCGACCAGGGCGAGCGCTTCTTCGTGCAACGGGCCGAGCAGGCCGGCACGATCGGGGCAGCCTGATGAGGGTCGTCACCGAGGGGAGGAACCGCTTGGTTCTCCTCACGAGGCGATATGCCGTGAAGCTTCCCTCGATGAGGTGCTGGCGCGATTTCCTGTTCGGCCTGCTCAACAATATGAACGAAACGGCGTGGCACCACGAGGATCGGGCCTTCTGCCCTGTCCTGTGGTCGGCGCCTCTTGGACTGGCGGTCGTAATGCCGCGGGCGGCCATGCTCGGCCCAGGCGAGTTCTACGACGTCGCGCCTAAGCTCCCGGCGCTGCCCGGAGTCGAGCGCAAGGCGAGCAGCTGGGGCAGGCTGAACGGCGAGCTCGTCGCCGTCGACTACGGGTGGCGAGGCTGATCCATGCCGATGCAGCGCGGAGCCTAGTCATGGACGCCGGCGACGATGGGACCAGTCCGTTCGGATCGAACGTGCCGGGCGGCCGCTGCGCGGATCCCGGCTGCCCCTGTAATCGGCCCCTCGAACCGCGGCGATTCGGCTTCTTCTCGCTCTACTCCACGGTGCGCCGTCCTCGTGGCTGACGGCGCCGGCCGGGCCCGGAGACCATGGGCTCGGGCCGAGGGCACGCCGGACAAGCGCAAGCGCGGCCGAGCCGGCCAGCGCGATCGCCAGCGCCGGCTGGCCCGGACCGGCGGCCTCTGCGAGCATTGCCTCGATGAGGGCCGCACGACGCTGGCCAGCGTCGTCAACCACAAGATACCACTGGCCCGGGGCGGCGAGGACGTCGACGAGAACACCGAGAACCTATGCGGTCCATGCGACGTCGCGGAGACGGCGCGCCAGTTCGGCCTGGCCCAGCCCATCCAGGGCCGCGGCATCGGCGAGGATGGCCGGCCGACCAGCCCCGACCACCCCTGGAACCGACGTCTCTAACCCCGCCGTGCCCCGGCGGGGCAGAGCCGGCCACCCCTGAGACCGTCCTCTCTAACCCCGCCGTGCCCCGGAGGGGCAGGGGGGGGAGGGTCAATCCCTGGGGTCGGCCAAACCGGACACCGCGCAGTGGGGCCATACGCACCGCGAGCGATTTGAAACTGAAAAGTTGGGGGGGGTGGTTGATGCAGAGTGTTAACATAGGTTGGGCCTTGGCGGCCAGCGTTTGCCTGTCCGCCGTGGCCGCCGCGGCGCCGGTCGCCCCGATTCCCGAGGTCGACGACGAAACGCGGCGCGGTCAGCGCCGGCCTCGGCGCCTCGAGTCCCAGGCGGCGCCGGTCGATCGCCGGTCGAAGAACCCGCCGACCAGGCGGCGCCTCCGGACGAACCGGCTGCATACCTCGAGGCGGGTGCGCCACAAGCACCGTCGCGCGGCCTGAGCTGTGGCTCGAGCGCCCGCGGCAAAGCTGAGCGGCGCCGCGGCCGCGGCGCCCCGCAAGGGGAAGGGGACGAAGGCGCCGCCCAGGCGGAAGCCGGTCGAGGATCCACGCCAGGAGGGCGAGCCCGATTGGAAGCAGCTGCTCCCCGACGTCGGAGAACGGGCGGCGGCGAGGGCGCATTGGCAGGCGATCGCCGGGGAGATGCGCGAGCGGGAGACGTTCTCAGTTGCGAATAGCCACGCGCTGCTGCGCCTGGTCCTCGCGTACCTGGTCTATGATCGCTGCTCAGTCATCGTCGCGGTTGACGGGCTGGTGACAGCGCCCAACCCGGAGAACCCGAAGTCGATCGCTCGACTGTCGATCCACTACAAAGCGAAGGTCACGCAGAAGCGGGAGCGCAGGGCCGATGCCGATGCGTTCCTCGGTCAGCAAGGCTAGAGCGGCCGCGGTCGACCCGACCTCGGCCTGGGCCGAGGCAGCGGTCCGCGGTGACTTCGTCGTCGGGGAATCGGTCCGCTATTCCGCCGAGCGGCACCTTCGGGACCTTCGAGACGCGGAGTCGCGAGGGTATTTCTGGCGTCCGGAGCTCGCCCAGCGCGCGCTCAACTTCTTCCCGTCGCTATTCACGATCACTGACGGTCCCGCCGAAGGCAAGCCGTTCACCCTGATCCCGTATCAGACATTCTGCGTCGGCTCGCTAATGGGCTGGGTCAACGCGGAGGGGCGCTGGCGCTTCCGTTCCGGCTACATCGAGACGGGCAAGGGCCAGGCCAAGTCGCCGATGATGGCAGGCCTCGGCCTCTACGCGATGGGCTGGTGCGGGTTTAACCGCTCGCAGGTCTATTCGATCGCGGCGAACAAACAGACGTCGATGGTCCTCTTCAAGGACGCGACGGCGATGTGCCGGGCGCCCGTGCCGGGGTATGACGAGGACGAGACCCTAGAGGGGCTCGGGCACGTCGTCATCCGCGGCGAAGGCGATAACGCCTGGAAGATCGAGCATCCGGGCTCGCAATCCTTCTTCCTGCCGCTCGCTGACGGGAAGCAGCAATCCGGGCCTCGGCCGCGCATGGTGCTGGCGGACGAGATCCACGAATTCTCGACCGAGGCCCAGCTCAACATATGGGCGCGAGCGATCGACAAGATCGCCGGCAGCGCCATGATGGTGCTCGGGAGCAATACGCCGGCGAAGTCACAGCACGTCGGATCCTCCATTTCCAACGTCGCCCAGGCCGTGGCGAGGGGCGACGTCAAGAACGACACGGCCATTGCCTTCGTAGCCCGGATCGACAAAGCCGATCGCGATACGGTTTTTGAAAACGAGGCGTGCTGGAGGAAGTCCCTTCCCGCGCTCGGGATCACCTATCCGATCACAAACATCCGCGAGGCGGTCGAGACCGCCAGGACCCGGCCGTCAACGGCTTCCTCGGTCAAACGGCTCTACTTCGGAATCGACGACGGCGCCGTCGACTTCTGGATCAACGAGGCCGACTGGGCCGCGGTCCAAAGCGAGATCGGCGACCAGAAGGTCGCGGAGCTCCGGGGCTGCAGCTGCTGGCTGAGCCTCGACCTGTCGAAGAAGAACGACCTCACGGCGCTCACGGCGACCTGGATCGACGACGACGGGCACCTCTGGTCGAAGACTTGGTACTGGACAGCGCGGGAAGGCCTGGCAGAGCGCGCCGCCGAGGATCTGGCGCCCTATGAGGATTGGATCGAGGAAGGCTTCCTCGCCGCGGTGGGCGGCGCCACGATCGACTATACCTTCGTCGCCGAGCAGGTGAAGCAGCTCTGCAGCGACCACGACGTCCAGGAGCTGGTCTTCGACCCGGCCAAGATGGGCGACTTCGAGACCGCCTGCGACGACATCGGCTTTCCGGCCTGGCGGTTTAAGTCACCGGACGAGCCGGCCGGCACCGGCCTGAAGATGGTCTCCCATGCTCAGGGCACGAAGGTCGTTTTCCAGGACCGGCAGCATTGCATGCCGCGCTCGATCGAGAAGCTCGAGGATAGGATCCTCAACCGGACGATCACGATCGACAGCTCGCCCGTGACCTACAGCTGCGCGGCCAATGCGGTCCTCGACGAAGACGGCATGAAGAACCGGGCCTTCAACAAGAAACGCTCGCGCGGCCGGATCGACGGAGTCGTGACGATCGCGATGGGCGCCGGGGCGGCCGACAACCCGATCGCCACCAAGAAATTCAAATATACAGGGATCTGAGCATGGGGATGATGAACCGTGCTCGCGCCGCGCTGCGGGC